TGTTTTTAGAAAATAGCTTAAGTGGGAGCCTCGTTTATTAAAAAATCAAGTAAAAATGAGTGAAAGCATTCAAAAGCTTACCCACGTGGAACACATATTAAAGAGACCCGACTCGTATGTTGGTCCAGTTGCCCGCGTCGGCGAACAGTATTGGGTCAAGGAGGGTGATGGCTTCGAAAAGAAAACCGTCATCTACGCACCCGCGCTTCTTAAGATTTTTGACGAAATTCTTGTCAATGCCATCGATCGTAATTCACTCTATCCGAAACAGGTAACGTCCATCTCCGTAAACATCGACCGTGAGAAAGGTGAAATCAGTGTCGAGAACAACGGGCCTCTTGGGGGTATCGCGGTCAAGGAACACGAAAAGGAGAAGATTTGGAATCCTGAACTCACATTCGGACATCTTCTCACGAGTACCAACTACGATGATTCACAACAGCGTGTTGTAGGTGGTAGAAATGGCTACGGCGCAAAGCTCACGAATGTTTATTCGAGCAAATTCTCCATCAAAATCAAGGATTCGGAAAACAAGACGATGTACACGCAAGAGTGGAAGGATAACATGAAAACGTGTGGAAAGCCAAACATGCGTAGCTACTCTGGAACGACCTCAAGTGTACGTGTGACGTTTACACCAGACTGGTCAAGATTCGGTATGAAAACAATGGATGAACACATCTTCAAGATTTTCGAGAAGCGTGTTTACGATGCAAACATTTGCACCACAGCGGGATGTAAAGTCAAGTTCCAAGGAGAAGCTCTCCCAAAAACTGCATTCAATGAGTATGCTAAAATGCACACAAAAACAGACGAAGTTTGTACATTCAGTTCAGATAGGTGGTCCGTGTGCGTCGCTCCATCTGAAGATGGGTTCGAACAAGTGTCGTTCGTAAATGGTATATGCACGACAAAAGGTGGGAGTCATGTAGACCACGTGGCTGGGATTCTCGCGTCAAATATCATCGACGAGATGGCCAAGAAGATCAAGCTCAAGCCCCAACAAGTGAAGAATGCATTCATGGTTTTTGTGAAGGCAACGCTCGTGAACCCAACGTTCAGTAGTCAGGTCAAATCTGAGTGTACTCTCAAACCACAGGAATTTGGGAGCAAATTCGAGCCTACGAAGAAACTCATCAAGGACATTCTCAAAACGAATGTACAATCCGAACTCATGGCACTGTCCAAGTTCAAAGAAATGAAAGAGCTTCAAAAAACGGATGGTGCGAGAAAGTCTAAAATCACTGGCATACCAAAGTTAGATGATGCAAATAAGGCAGGTACTGCACAATCTGGAAAGTGTACACTCATCATCACAGAGGGTGATTCAGCGAAATCACTCGCAGTCGCTGGACTCTCTGTAGTTGGACGTGATTATTACGGGGTATTTCCACTTCGTGGGAAGTGCAAAAATGTGAGAGATGCATCTGTCAAACAACTCACGGAGAATAAAGAGTTCAGTGACCTCAAGAAGATTCTGGGTCTTCAACAAGGTAAGGTGTATACGTCACTCAGTGAACTCCGATACGGTCGTCTCATGATCATGACAGATGCCGATACTGATGGAAGTCACATCAAGGGTCTTGTACTCAACATGATTCATTACTTTTGGCCGAGTTTACTTGACCTAAATTTCGTGGTGAGCATGGTCACACCTATCATCAAAGTCACCAAGGGTTCTCAAACCATGTCTTTCTACACGGACTCCATGTTTAGAATGTGGTATGGAAATGGGAAGCCTGGTTGGAAGATTAAGTACTACAAGGGTCTCGGTACTTCCACGTCTGCTGAGGCTCGAGAGTATTTCAAGAACATCGAAAAGCTCACTGTTAAATTCGATACAGACGAAAAAACAGATGATTCTGTAATACTCGCGTTTGATAAAACAAAGGCTGATTCTCGTAAGACATGGCTCTTAGAAAGCACCGAAAAAGAGAGTTCAGAGCTTGAAATCCCATACGGGAATGTTGAGAGAATCAATATCACAGAATTCATTCACAAGGATCTTGTAAATTTCAGTCTTGCGGATTTGAAGCGTTCCATTGCACACGTGTCTGACGGTCTCAAGCCCTCTCAAAGAAAGGTCATGTATTCATGCTTCAAAAAGAATTTGACAAATGAAATGAAAGTCGCACAATTGGCGGCATACGTCGCAGAAACATCGGCATATCACCACGGAGAAGTGTCTCTCGCAGATACGATCGTAAAATTAGCGCATAATTTTACTGGTTCGAACAACATCAACCTTCTCGAGCCATGTGGTCAATTCGGTACGAGACTCATGGGTGGTAAAGATGCGAGCCAAACGAGGTACATCTTTACGAAGCTCACGAAACATGCGAGAAAACTCTTTGATGCTAGAGATGACGCGGTACTCAAGTATCTCGATGATGACGGCAGACTCATCGAACCAGAATATTACGTGCCAGTGTTACCCACAGTTCTCATCAACGGCACTGAAGGTATTGGAACGGGATTCAGTTGTTATGTACCACCGTTCAACCCAAAAGACATTTGTGAAAACATAGAACGAGCTATTTACGGCGAAACACTCAAAGAAATGAAACCGTGGTTTGATAAGTTCAAGGGTCGTGTGTTTAAAAACGAAGAAGGGTTATGGATTACAGAGGGTGTATGGACATGCAACAGCACCGGAACTAACCTTAAAATTACCGAGCTTCCACCGGGTCGATGGACACAGGATTACAAAGAATATCTAGATGGTCTCGTGGAAAAGAAGGTTATTTCTGGATTCGTAAACAACAGCACGACAGAAGACGTGGATTTCACTATCACGGGGTACACCGGGAAAAACCTTGTGAAGGATTTTAAGCTTCAAAAATCATTTCATGTGAGCAATATGCACCTATTCCACCCAACCAAGGGTATCAAGAAATATGAAAGCCCAGAAGACATTTTAACAGATTTTGTGGACATTAGAATTGATGCATACAAGAAACGAAAAGCACATCTTCTTCATGTTCTTACAGAAAAGGCGAAAAAACTAGAAAACATGTCTCGTTTCGTAAATGCAGTCATCAATGAGCGCATCATCGTATTTAAGAGAAAGAAAAATGAACTCGAAGATGAGATTTCTAAATCATACGACGCGGTCGATGGCTCGTATGATTATTTGCTCAACATTAAGACCTACCAGTACACGAAAGAAGCTGTACAGTCACTGAACGAGGAGACCGATGCCATCAAGAAAGAGTTGGAAAAATTGGCGGCCACGAGTCACATCTCCATGTGGAAAATGGATTTAAAAATATATAAGCAATAAGTAGTATGTGTGATAGATCCGGTCCAGATACCGGAGCCGCACTTTGTCTGTCAGCCCTCGGGCAACAGGACACATATCTTTTAGGCGAAAAATCTCCCTTTAAGTATGAATCTAAACGACATTCAAATTTTAGAAAGTTTCATAGGAGTTTTAATGTTAACAAACCTTCGAATGCATCAGATGGATGGCCTTTTGACCAAACCATAAAAGTTACATTTAGACCACAAGATATGGGGGATCTTCTCTCTAATATGTATATTAAAATAAACTTACCGGGACTTTCCAATACACAGTATAATTACGCGGATAGAGTTGGGAGACATTTATTCAAATCTATTACCATGCGCGTCGACGAGAATATAGTTGAAATATACAAGGATGATATAGGATTCATATATGATGAAATGTACCTCGATCAATCCGAAAGCGTGAGCAGAATATACACCGATGGGCGATTTTTGTATAGAGAATCTGTCCTAGACCAAAGACTCAATTTTTTAAGAGGTCTCGATACAAGCGTATATGTACCTATTCCATTTTTCTTCTCAAGAGCCTATGAATCGTCTGATTATGAAACAAATATACACAATAGACCATACTTTCCCTTGTGTGCTATTAACAAACAAAAGCTCGAATTTGAAATTGAATTCAGACCTCAAACATTTTTTACAGATGATCCAGTTACTTTGTCAGTACAGGAATTTGATATCATTACCGAAGAAATTACACTCACACCCGAAGAACGACTCTTTTACACATCTAGAAAATACGAAATGATAACCGATGTGTTCAAGACTCACCCCAAGTTTGACATAGAACCCGGAGAAGATAAAGTAAAATTTGAACTCACACCCGAAAATCGCGTAAAGACACTTCACTTTTTCTTTAGAAACAAATTGTTCGAGAACGATAGTGTCGCGAGTAACGCAAGCGCCACGGATCAAATATACGATTATTATCACAATCGGTTCAATCTTGGACCAAAACCATCATATAAGCGTGCTATCGATTCACTTTCCGATGACGTCGCAGTTGCGGCAAAGTTATTCATAGATGGCCAAGAACTCCCTTTCATAAATTTCGTAGATTCACATTACTATAGGTATCTCACTGTTTTGAATCATAAGTTTCATTCAACACCGAGAAATATATACACTTATACGTTTTCTATGAATCCAAGAAATGTTGAACCATCTGGAAGTCTAGACTTCACAAACATAAAGAACAACCGAACTACAATAGACTTTCAAATGAATCGTTATTTCGGGACGAATGAGTCATACACGTGTCATATATACTACACAGCGTATAAGACGCTTACATTTGAAAACGGTTACCTTGAATCTCGAAGTGAGCCCATATCGTATTCTCCAAGTTTAGGAGAACAAGGTATGAGTGAAAATGATCGTATTATATACGAAGAATCACTTACCGAATAATTTATCTTTGTTTTCGTTTATGTAATTAATGATCCCATTTTTAATACACCATTTGATGAAATTGAGTTGCGCGAGCGTCGTATTGATTTCATCAGTTGTACCGGGGACTTTATATGAGATTTTGTCCGACCGACAAAAGGGGTCAAATAATTTCTTGCTATATCCATCAAGAGTAGATTTATAAGCACAATGCACGCTGAAAATCTTACCTTCGTTTGTCTTGTACATCAAATTAGTTTTCTTAGAATAGTTCGTGATGAACCATTCCAAGTTTCGAAGAGAAATACCACCAGTTTTAGACAAAATTTGCACGAGTGTTTGTCCGTTTTCTGGTGTACAATAAAATGAATCGATTGAATTTAGTAGGATATCTGATTTCCTCATATTACATCATAAGCTTCAAATCTCTAAACTGGTTATTATTAGATGATTCACACGCGGGGCATCCAGCTTTATACATAGGAGGAAACGCGTGATTGTGTCTAATAGCTCCACCCATGGTCACAGGTTCATGAAGTTTGGGTGCGGCGGCATGTGTTGCACAATAACCATCATGACTCGCTTTTCTAGTACAAGGCTCACCACCCCTTTTAATACCCATACAATATCCACCTGGATTGGGTAAATCTCTCAAAAGAAGCTTCAGTGGTATGTTGTGAATGGTCGATACCGAGCGCGCATATAAAAGCATTCTTTCATGACATACCCGTTCCACCTCATCCTCGAATACTCTCACGAGATTCTCAGATATCTTCATCCTTATTACATTAACGCACCTAGTTTTTAAATGGTAATTCTTCAACGGGTGTTTCTTTCTTCTTTTTTGGCCTTCTTTTTGGTTTGATTTTGGTAAGTAATTCACCGAAAATTTCTTCTTTTGGATCTTCGAACAACGGCTCGATTAGGTCACACACTGGATTTATAAATTTATTCATGAAGTAGTATTCGTAATCAATAGGGATACCATTTTCTTTTGCGTATTTTGGATCTTCAGACTTTTCAAAAGCCTTGGCTTTTGGGTCATCCGTTTTAACAAGTACATATGGTACCCTATCACCTGATTGTGGCTCCGACCCGGGTTGACGTTCACGCATTTTTCTCACAACTTGTACATGTGCTTGATTTATATCGGCGATATTAGGACTATTAATTGATACACTCTGTCCTTTTACTTTATATGAATCTGAAAGACCCTGTGAAAGTGTGAGCTTTTCAATGGGTACGTCCCCCTCAATCAATTCAATCGCACGTTGCAAAGCCAGAGCTCTTGGAGCTTCTGTGTCATTACTCTCGAGCACGACATCAAGAAGTTCTTTACAAACTTCCCGTACATGCGCGGTATTGTCGCGTCTCACGAGCTGAAGACCCTTCACATCGATATAATCCATGTTCATCTTTCCATCCTTACCCCGCGTCCATAACTTTGCGGCGTATCGTTTTTTAGAATAGAGGAAATAGGGCCAATACACCTTTTCCAATTCGAGATTATTGGGTTTCTTGAAAAGTGCACTACATTCTTCGGCGGCGCGTTCACCAATTTCCCAACTGTATTCGACGGCTTCGATGCCTTTACGATCACCTACATCAAATTCAACCATGACCGAATCGGTATTATGCACAACCATATCTCCTGGACCAATATGGAAATGATGAGATTCAGTGGTGAGATCATAAACGTAGTCATTAGTTTCACCGAGTATTTCGAGTTTTTTAATAGCCGTTGGTAATTTTCGTTGTTTATCCTTTGTCCATGTTTGCCGTAATACATTTTTCTTATCTTGTCTCGAGTTTATAGACACGTTATAACCCATGCGCCTCCCTAAAATGTATAATCCCATCGAACCTTCTTTACCCTTACAATCCATCCGAGTGTACCCATGTACATCCTTATCACCATCAGCCATATAATATCCTTCAATGAAAGACCTCACCACATCAATTGGTCCATTCAATATACACGAAGGAACGATCTTTTCACTATGACTATTATAAAACAACTTCCTATAACGTTCAACGACAGATTTTACATCATTATTCGCAGATAACTTATATACGCCACTACTCTCAATTGTATCATATGTAGAAGTATCAAATGGACATAATTTTTGCATTTCGAGTAAATAACTCATGTTCGAATTATTTAACGTCCAAGTTCGTTTAACTCCGTTTGCAGTATTGTACGTTCCACACGATCCATCACCAAAAAAGAAACCCATAACCTTCGCTTCGTCAATTGTAACTGAGTTATCTTTACCGTCGAACGCATCGACGGAATTTCCGTGTAATAATTTGGTACCGATTGAAACTTCACATGGTTTAATCATTTCCTTATTCTCTAAAAGTAAACTATGATCCTCTGTAACGTCCACGATGCCAGTGTGAGTTAAAACTCTATGAATATTCTTAACGGTTTTATGTCTTACGATTTGTTTAATAGGTGTAAATCCACACTCAGTCCACACTTCAGTGTCAGTTGTAGAAATTTCCTTGTTGTCATCTCTCATTTCATAAGAATCAACGAGTGAATCAATTCTGCATGTTCTTATTTCACCATTTTTGCGTACGAGTAAAGGTGTATCAGGTGTGACTGAATCACCGTATCGAACTTTCGCACCGGGAAAGTTCTTTTCGACATACTCTTTTGTTTCGTCGATCATACTTCGCCCTTTCGTAGTGACAGTAGACGCAATATTTACACACGGAAGCATACCCTTCGACGCACCAGTGAACCCATACACAGAGTTCATGCTGATTTTGTAAGCCAATTGCTTACCATTATACATAGCTTTGAGTGCACCCGTAGATACCGCCATATCCTTCTTCGCCTGTTTTCTGAATTGTTTCAATTCGAGTAGAATGCTTGGCAACAACGTAGGAACACCTTGTGCAAATTTGCATAAACGCTTGGTCGGTGGTTGCCCCTCAACTTTACTCGGTACAGGAATTTCAAATGTCTCATACTCCACACCAGGTACGTTTTCGTATTTGGGATCCATAACAAGACTCGAATAACACAAGTTATGTGCCATCATGATGGACGGGTACAGACCTTCGAAATCAAGAGCTGTAATCGGTGTATAGTATGCACCCTTTTGAGCTTCAAGAACAGTAGCACCTTCATATCCTTGGTCACCCATCTGACCATATTGAATTGTAGGTACCATGAATCCCATTTCCCGCGCCTTCTTTGTAAGTTGACTAAACACCTTGATTTGCTGTCCCCGTTCAACGAGATAACACAATGGAGTCCAGGTTGCTTTCGCCATTTCCAGTAGATTTACAAGAATACACAATTTAGACAAGAGTCTGTGAGGAAGCAATGTATCCTTAATACAATACTCTGCAACTTCACGTAGCTTCACCGGATCGGCTTCTTTGTAGCGTGCAAACATCTCTTTCGCTGGCATATCAATCTTATTATCCCCGAGGTATAGTTTAGACACGTTGTCAAGTTTATATGAATCAAGTTTATATCCCTTCTTCACCTCATGAAATAAATCAAAAATGAATCGACCGGGCATACTCACAAGTTTCAGGTCATTATCACCAAGTGCACTCGAAGACAGTTTCTTCAGGGTAAGTTCACAATTATGTCCACGGAGTTTACTCAATTGGAAGAATTTGAGATCGCATCGAGTGACGATGGCGCGTTTCATCAAATATTCCAAATCAAACCCAAATATGTTCCAGCCAGTGATAATGTCAACGTCATTAGCATGTAAATAATCATGAAACGCCATTAACATTTCACGTTCGGTATCATATGACAAAATAGTAGAACCTTCTAAATTAGGATCCGTCTTTTTGTAACATAGACACGTTTTATCATATGGTTCGTCAGTCCCAAATTTACAGAGTGAAATTGCGATTTGGAAACACGCATCACCTTGAATATCCGCATCCGGAAATTTACCAGTAGAACTGTTACATTCAATATCCACAGATGCAACCACAAAAGGTGCCGTTTTTGGATTTTCAACTGGTTTTAAATCCCTCCAATTTTTACATTCAAGGTCGATGTCAACATGTGCGTTATATGCAGTCGTACACATGTCACCTGTATCAAGCCACCCAGTTGACTGAATACCAGTTCGATGCATAAGACGAAGTACCGGATCCAGATTAGATTCGTACATTTTCATACGAATACTTTCATCTGGTAATGGTCGTCGAAGACGCCCAGCCACCATACGCCGCGATGCAAGGTTTCTGAAAAATAATTGAAGGTACGGGAATTGCTCATTATTTTGAAACCCCCAAACATCTTTGCGGTGAATCGTGTTATAACTCGTGAGACAGCCAGGACACGCCTTTTCGATTTTGTTGTATATGATTTGCACCTTTTGCTGTGTTATATTACGAGGCAACTTTACAAAAAAGTAAGGTGTAAATGCTGTCGTTACACACACAGACTTACCTTCGCTTGTTTTGCCAAATATACTGATCAAGTGTTCGTCGTCAGTATCCCTGGTCTCCCAGGTGAGTGCTTGGAAGACAACCATACTTCGTTATGTACCTAAAATTTTAATATCATTTAATAATAATTATGTCAGCTGCACTTGTCGATCTTGTATCAGTCGGGGCTCAGGATGCCTACATCACTGGCGAACCCCAAGTCAGTTTCTGGCGCCAAAACTACAAGCGCTACACGAACTTTGCTCTCAAGCCAGAGCGCATGGATTACATCGGTACTTTCACGAGTGGTGCGGAAGTTGTCGTACCAATTCGCTCGAAGGGTGACCTTTTGAGCTACATATGGGTGGAACACCCAAATATCTCCAACGTTGGCGTAAACACCGATGGCCTCTTTTCCTCGGGTGATACCAGTGTGACTGAATTCAGTCTTCACGTCGGTGGACAAGAAGTTTGCAAATTCGATTCTTTGTATGTACAAGGTGTTCACAACATTGTGTACCGCGATACACAAGCCAAGGCATCTTGCTCCGTGACATCCGAGACAGTCGCTGATAACGCGAAGGGTGTCACCGGTACCGCGTCCGATTATTACATGGTACCATTCTTCTTCAGCGAAGATTGGACAAAATCGCTCCCATTGGTGGCATTGCAATATCATGAAGTTGAATTGCGAATCAAGTGTCGCTCTGGTCTCGGTAACTTAGGAGCAAGCCCAAAAATATACGGTATGTATGCATACTTGGACACCGCCGAACGTGAGCATTTCACGTCACGAGAACACGAAATCCTCATGACCCAAGTGCAATATCAACCAATGACAAAGACTGACACGTCTATTGATTTGACTTATTTCAACCATCCAGTCAAGGCGCTCCACTTGACAACGTCAAATGTGTCTGGTACTGGATGGGCGAGTGATTACAGTTTCGATACCGCGTCGCTTTACATTAACGGCCTCGCCCTATTCGAAAATGGTTCGAACACATTCCACCATAATGTCGTTCACGAAATGCACACCACCGCACTCGCACCATCATCTCTTGATGCGGTTCCACTCTTTACGTGGCCATTCTGCTTGACCATGAACCGGTCACAACCAAGTGGCTCGTTGAACTTCTCTCGCATAGATAATGCGAAACTTACCATTCAAAGTCCAAGCTCCGGTGCCAATGATGGATTATATAGAGTTTACGCCGTAAACTACAATATTTTGAGAGTGAAAGATGGTATGGCGGGTATTGCATTCTCCAACTAAATTAATTTCCAGAAGACCCGAAACCACGATTTCCTCTCTGCGTTTCCACAATTTCTTGTACTTCTTCGATGAGAGGTGTTTCACATCTCTCCAGAATCATTTGTGCAATTCTATTTCCCTTCTTAATGACGAACGGCTCACTCCCGTGATTAAGTAGGATGACTTTCAACTCACCCGTAAAATCTGGGTCGATAACACCCGCACCGGTTTGGATACCATATTTAAGTGTCAAACCGGATCTAGGTGCAATACGGCCATAAACACCGGGTGGCAAGTGTGCACAGACGCCAGTACTGACAAAAGCACGTTCGAGTGGCGGGACGATTACTTCTTCCATGCTATATAAATCATAGCCAACGGACCCGGGTGAAGTCCGTGTAGGAATGATCGCATCTTTGTGTAGCTTCTTAATTTGAAGACTCATGAATAACATTCGGGTGTAATCTTTATACAAGTATATATAAATGATACCTCTCATCATAGCACTCGGCGCGACCGCTCTCGCGTATACATTCACAGGAGAAAACTTGGTCTCCGCTTCGGAAGCGAAGAAACTAATCAAAAGCGGAAAGATAAAGAAAGTCATAGATGTACGAACATCTACAGAGTACAGACTCGGGCACTACCCAAGAGCGTTACATTTGCCAGTCAACAAAATGAACGAAAAAACAACGACGGAACTTCCCAAAAAAGGATTGCTCGTCTACTGCAACACAGGACAAAGGGCGAGGATTGCAGCAGAGAAGTTGATAGACTTAGGATTCGAAGACGTGTATTACATCGCAGGTCATTATTCTAGTATCATGTAATACTCGAAGAATTGCTAATCCCAAAAACTGGTACAAATTCTAAAGTGGTGACTCATATACTATGAATTGCACCTCACTTTTAATAATCTTTCAATACGCTCTTTTTCTTTATTCATAAACAGAGTAAGTTGTGTAATCGGGCCATCAAGATACACCTGCCCATGGTTTTTTAGTCTATCACATTTCATGACCTGATTCACGCGTACGATATTGACACGAGCAACTCTTTCTCTTACGGATTTACTATAGTGTGCGGCGAGTATAGCCGCATCCCTCTTTGTTTCCTTAGGAAGTACATCTTCTTCACAACACACGACAACATGAGAACCAGCACCGCCGTCTGTATGTAGCCACCATTCATTTGGAAAACTTGATTGTGTCAATGCATCATTATCTTTCGCATTCTCACCCACCTTTATAGTGATACCATCAAATGATGTGTATGACCTCATACGTGACTTAGAAGCTATGTTTTTATATCATTTATGGCCAGAACGAAGACTACCACGAGGGAGCAAACTTGGAATAAACGTGACAACTATATATTGAAGATGTTCGTGTGGCAGTTATATAATAGATTACAAAATATTGAATTTTTATGCGCATATGCATACATGCGTTTGGTAGAAACGCGTTTCGTCGTTAAGAAATTGAAAACGAACGATCTGAAGTTTGTTCAATTTTAGTAAACTTAACATCTTTAATTTTATTAATCATCCGATTGACGTGGTCTTGTGTGATTATCATGCATTGTTCACATATGATGCGTCCCTTGTGTTCGACCAACAATGGACCCCCCGTGCCGACGACTGTTCTAATTATATCAAGCATGTTTCTTAATACCTTAATTACTTTGATTGACTTAGGCAATAAAAATATCTGTTTAAAGTAGGTATGAATAATAATTCAGTTGTCATAGAAACACCTCCTAGAACACCCAATAGTCCAGTGCGCGTCATACGAAATGTGAGCCCGGGTGTTATCACACGTCAAAGTCTGGATAACCTCAGACGTATGCGCAGAGAACTGACGTCTTTTGCTAATGCGGGTTTTATAGGTCAAAGAATTAATTTTAACAAATCAAATAATCGTCCAAATACATCAAATTATATGAAAAATAAAAAAAAGGTAAAAAATAATGCAAACGAAAATAATCGGACACGAAAGATTACATGGGAAAATATGAATATGAAGAATCTTCCAATAGATCCAATCACGGCAAATGAATTCAATTATGGAGACAAAGCGGTAAAAATAAATAAACTTTATCTTTCGCCAACATCGTTTAGAAAGATGGCGCGCATGTCCATGACAAGTGCTATAAACGCAAACGGAAACATGGTTCTATTTAAAAATCCGATGACACGAGGCAATGTTAAAAAGGGTGATATTAAATTTGTCGTGTTAAAAAAGCAATAAACTAAAATTCACTAAATTATATGCACGTAGTGTTAAAGCCGAGTCCCACACTCACGCATAAATATAGGGTCACTCTACCAAACAAAAAAACAATCGATATAGGTTCTATGGATTCACCAGATTACACAGATCATGGGAACCCAAGGCTCATGCGTGCACACCTACTTCGTAAAGGTGCCGAGATACCCAGGGAAGTTCGAGTAGAAACAGACCTATATGAGATACACCGTGGCATGTTATATGCAGACACCAGTACCGAAGAAAATTGGGGCGATCCCTCTCGCGTGGGGTACTGGGAAAGATGGGTATTATGGAGTTACCCATCCGTTGAACAGGCTAAGTTATGGATGACGATGCGTAAAGGTATTCTGTTCATGCCCACAGAAGAAATGTTGTGGTTTTGTGATGAACGAAAAATATATTAAGCACCCGTTGACCCAAATCCACCAGCACCACGTCCAGTTTCGTCGAGTGTATCAATCTCTCGTACATCCGGAGTTTCACATCTCTCTAAAACAAGTTGAGCAATTCTATCACCCTTCTTAATCTCAAACGGAACGTCTCCGAGATTAAAAAGAGCGACCTTAATTTCGCCAGTGTAATCCGGGTCAATAACACCCGCACCCACATGAATGCCATGCTTCACGGTAAGACCCGATCTCGGTGCAACGCGTCCATATACGTTCATTGGCAAAACAACTGCGACCCCCGTACCGACAAGAGTTCGTTGCGAAGGAGGCAGCACAACTTCATCGACACTGTATAAATCATATCCAACAGCACCGCTAGAACCACGAGTTGGAATAATAGCATCTTGAACAAGTTTTTTCACACGGAGTTCAGACATTTACTTATAAGACCGTGTAATCTTTATCTTAATTAAGGAATATACGGCTTATTTCATAAATGTGGTCCATCCATAACGCAGTCGTACGAGCCACTGCTGAACCTAAAACGGATTACGATAAACTCAAAAAACGTATTAACCGTGCAACGCTCGGATATGGTAGTGCACTGACGTCCATGTATTTCATCACACATGGAGCAGAACAAGGTGTCTCTTCTACCATTGGTGTAGCAACATCTTTCGCATACATCGCGCTACTCGAAAGACACGTGGATAACATAGAAAATTCACATTTTCAAAAACAGTTATTAGCTCCAATAGGAACTGCCATATTTGAAACTGTGTGGAATAGCGCACCTTTTGCATTTGATTTTGATTATGGGGCAACCTTCGTCGGATTTCTCGCATATAAGGTGGCGCTATTGAGTGTCGTGTACGATGAAGTTCGGAGGATGTTGATGTTAGATGATAAGGAAGATTAAATTAAAATGATTATTATTTAACGACGCGTCGCGGAGCGATATTGAGGCGACCCAAGTTCTCGTCGCACGAAAGCTTCTTAATTTTACCGGTCACGATGTATTCATCAATCTTGTTCGCGATACCTTTACCGATACCCGGTACCTTGTGGGGTCCTTGTGAAATCTCAGTTCCATTCGTGACTTCGAAGTTGAGTTTGCGAATAGCGTCAGCGGCCTTCTCGTAAGCCTCACTTTTGTGGGTATCTTTCACCACGCGTGCGAGTAAATCCAATTGTTCTGCAATATTTTCGTTCGTAGCGAATGTCTTGAATCTCTTAATTTCACCGGTTTCAAGAAATTCATTTATTTTTCGGATGACACCCTTCCCAATACCCGGTAGGTGACCGATTTGCTGACCATTGCTTAATTTGAAATCGAGATGATAGATGATATTGGCCGCCCTTTCATACACGGATTTCTTGAACTCATTTTCTTCCTCTTGAGCAAGGTCATCAAAAGCGTCCGTGAGGGGTAAGTTGTAGCACACAAAGTAATCATCCGATTCCGATTCCGATTCCGATTCCGATTCCGATTCCGATTCCGATTCCGATT